ATTGACGCTCAATTCCGGTGATTTTGAGGAGATCGCACAATTCCTCTATAACGATTCTCGCATAACGAGGATCTATATAGTCGGTTGAATCGGTGCAGTCTGATTCGTATAAGAAAGGTCTAGTATCATTATTGGAAAAGAAGTTATGCTTCGAAGTACGGTCTTCGGATCTGAACGACTTTTCTTCTATTTGTGTTAGACCTGCACGAGTCAATTTTTGTGCTATTTCCTTTAGTCCAATATCTCTTAGAGTTTCATTGGACTTCCTAAGCAGGAACCCTTCCCTGACCCCAGGGATTTCTTTTAAGAATTCAGTGGCTTTGTTGTGAGCTACTGAAAGGATTCCGGAGACAACAGCACGCGTTTTCGTAACAACACGGTGTTTGCCTCCTCTTTCAGGGATATCCTCTGGTTTCAGAGGTATCTCAATGGGGCCCTCCATGGCAGCATGGAGTACCTCATTGAACCATTCGTCCCGAGTACAGAACTCAATACGATTAACAGTTTCTTCCTTGAACTCTTTGTTCTGATTCTGATCCTCCAGGTCAGGGTCAAAATCAGGAAATTGTTCAGGGTCGTTACTGTAAGACCTGATGTTAGCATAGGAGAATAAAGACAAAATCAAGTCGACATTGCGATCAATAGTCTCTTCAGTCTGATGACCGTTGATGTAGGTCATCGTACTTACGTCTTCGGCTTCCAGTTCGAACAAGTTCCAGTTAATTCTGGATTGTGCCAGCTGACGCGTCATACTGATCGCTTTATCGATATCAGATGAGTAGTTTGGATTATTATAGTCAATATGAATATCAGTATTCAGATCGTTACGTTTACTCGAAATTGGATTAGAAACCCCGTTACTGAACGTGGAGTTCTTAGCCTCAGAGTGCTGACCATCTAGCATGGCGACACGTTCTGTACTAAGACCTTCACGGGGTAGGTAAGGGGGAGTATTATCTGATAGTAAAGTAGACAAGGACGATTGAATAGAACTGTTATCTTTATTGGTATATAGAAAAGATCCAGGTTGGGAAGATAGGTTCTGATCGTTAAGTTTACCGGAAATTGAATGGGAATTCTTGTTACTGAACATAGCCTGCTCGCTTCCAGATTGATGACCACTATACGTGGCGGCAAGTTCTGGCGTAGAGACAGTATGAGGTAAGTAAGAGTTAGTACCATTTGATAGTACGGTAGACGAGGACGATAGGACACTATCTATCTTCTTTTCACCTGATAATTGTGTCTTTGTCATTGCCTTACGAGCAATGACTTTTCTTCGGAAATATTCGTAGGCGCCTCCTTGAACTTTTGGCATTTCGATACATCCTGATGTATTGAATTGAGGGCGTGTCATAGCCCTTATTCGCCTAAGTTTAGGTTCTGAGACGTATTCACGTAGGCCTTTTAGGAAAGATCGAAGTTCATCTTCGAGAGGAGGTTTCTTTCCTTCAAGACCGTCCATAACTTTTGGATCATAAGCCTTATAAATTCCCGGATTTTGTCCAATCATCTTATTTAGAATAGGGACCTCTTTGCTTTTTAGGCAAACTCTATTCATAAGCTCTATAATTTGATTCGGATCTTTTTC